CCATCAGTTGTACACTCTTTAACTGTAGCTCCAGCTTGATGATCATAATATAATGAACCTGCAATAGTAACATCGGTTCCAGATATTGAAAGTACTTGAACTACTTCCACGTATCCAGTTCCGTATTCTACTACTAACATATCGCCTATTGCGATATTAGTAGCATCTGCAACTTTTAATAAGTTAGTTCCAGCCGCTGGTGAGTTAGTTAATGTAGTATTAGCTCCCCCTATTTTTATAACAGCCTTATCAGTTGGCATTAATGCTACTGGTTGAATTGGAATGTTGGAGTAAGTTAAGTTTCCAACACCAAGCAAGTAAGCATCCGCAGTTGATACTACTCTTGCTCCTAAATAGTCGTTGTAATCTTGGTATAGATCGTCTGGGGTTAAGAAACGTAAATTCTGCTTGTTGCCTCTATATTTATTTGGCATTGTTTTAACTATTCTTGATAGCTTAGCTGGCTCTAAGTATCCGTTAGTATCTGAAAATAGACCAGACTCTCTTGCATCTACAACGTGACCTTGTTTTCTAGCTCTAGTTATCCATCCATCAACTAACTGCATTATATCAGTTGCATTATTTGGATTTGATATCTTTTCTCCATACATAGCCATAACGTCTAATTCGTTAGCTGACTGTGAAGCTATCATTCTCATTAAGTGATCTACAAAAGCATCTCCCTCAATGTTATCTTCTAGGGAGTCGTCAGCAATTTCTGCCACGGCTATGATTTCCTTTGTTTCCAAGGAAATTTGATCAGTTGTAATACTTACAGTGTTTCCTGGGTCAACTGCAGACTTAGCTGGTTTCAATATCTTATTACCAATACCTACTTTAGCTATAGTCTTTGTAGGAGCATTCATTCTCTCCACACGAGCGTTTTTCTTCATAAATGACTGATCTACGACGTAATCTATAAATTTATCTGCTTCGTCTCTGCTTAATGCTGACGAAGATTGAAAACTTCCAGGTGTAATAACCGCTGATTTATTTACGTATGATTTTGAAAAACTCATTCTTTTATCCTCCTCTTAATTATTGCTGATCTGGATTAACACCAGTTCCTATAATAGATTTCCAAAAGTTTTCTTTTTTTGGTTCTTCTCCAGCACCTTTTTGAATCTTATCAGGATCTAAATGATTAGATGGATTTTCTTGTCCTTCTAGATCACCTAATCTCTTTGTAACATCTTCTTGGCTCTTAGTTAAATTTTCAACCGCAGTTTTTAACTCACCTATAGCTCCAAGTCCGTCAGCCATTTTAGATATAGTTTCGTTTAGACTATCTAATGACTTTTGCATCATTTCTTCTTTACCAGACTTACATTTGCATTGATCCATCGGCATTCCACAGTTAGGACACTTTTTAGGATCTTCTTTAGTAGTAGCCTTTTCTACCTCAGTTAGCTTGTTTTGTAACTCGTCAACGGACTTATTGATTGCCGCGAAATTCTTATTAACTGTAGTCATGCTCTCAGTTAAACATGATTGTACTATCTCTTTGATTTGCTCTGGATTCATTTCATCATTACCTCCCTTATTTATTTCTTGATATTTAGAATTTAATTCTTTCATAATACTAATAAATTCTTCTTCTGACATACTTTTGATTTTTGTAAGAACTTGCTCATTTGTGAACTGTTTAAGTATCTCTGGATTAATGTTATCAGGATCTTCCATCTTCATCAATGTAAATACTTCTCCTATGGCACCTTTATCTACAAATGAAACTTCTCCTACATTTAGATCAGTTAGTCTGTTCTTAGGCAACTATGTTCACCTCCTTTATTCCTGAACTGGAATCCTTATCCCAGTACCTCCAATAGAATAACCAGTGATTACACCATCCTTTATCATCTTCCAGACTTTTTCGTCTGTAACCTTAGTTCCTAGAACCCAACTTCCTTCCGGATCTATGTAAGATTCAACTACATATCCAAAACCGCCTACTCCTTTAAATACCTTATGCATAAGTCCTATTTGACTAGCTTTAGATCCTGATTTAATTCCACAGACTAAATCTGCATAAGCTTTTTGAATATTTATCATAAAAGCGTGTGCGGCCTTCTCTACGTCTTCCTTAGTAACTAAGTCTCCTTGAAGATCATATCTATCTGGGACTAAGGCTTTACCGTAAACAATATGTTTTTCTTCATCTACTTTAAAGATGTTTTCAACTTGTTTAAATTCACCTTTCATGTGCTCACTCCCATATTTATAAACTCTTATCTATATATAGCACACATATTCCCTTATGAAACAATAAGTTTCCATCTAAATTTTTATTTTTCGTTAAATAACTTAAAAAGTACAAATTGCTCCTTAAATAGTGTAAAATAACTCGTTTTGTCTTTAACGATTCCGTCCTTAGCTAACGTATTGTAGTCCGGAAAAACAAACTGACCGTCTTTAACTTGATATAATTTCTTTATCTGACTACCCTTTTTACTGTAGTAATTAATGTAGCTATTTTTTAATTCGTTAATTTGACTAGAGGTAGAGCTATTATTACCCTTTGGTAAAACTTTTGGTTGTGAGGCGGTTTGTGTTTTCTTACCAGGTTTATCATATACAAAGTTTCCACTATTTGGATCAATATGACCATTACCACCATTAGTTCCTGGATTATGAATACTAGTTAATTGTTCTAGTGCTGTCATTTTGATTATTGGTTCACCTGCTGGACTAAATAATTTAAATAGCTCTGGATATTGTATCATCATATCTAATGAGTATAAACATGGCAAAAATAATTCATAGTTCTTTAAGTCATCTATTCCAACCCATTTATAATCCAGTACTTCATCCTCTTGAATTTTAACCTCACCAATAAATTCGGTAGCTACAAAGCAATAGGAATTCCATATTATCTTTTCTCCATTTTTTACAGTTTGAGTATAATTCATTCCAATATATTTGGGGTCTACTAATTGAAGTCCACTTTCTTCTAAAGTTTCTCTATATACTGCATCAACAACCGTTTCTCCAGGGTCTACAGTTCCTCCTGGAGTTCCCCATTGTTGATTATCAGATCTTTGCAAGAGTAATATCTTACCCTCTTTATTAATTATATTACACCCTACTCCCCAATGAGAACCTTCGGGGATGATTTGAGTAAGTACATCAGACATTATAAAATCCTCCTAATACAAACTTTCATCCATTCTGGATAATCCTCAGGTACCTCGTTTTTAAATGCTCTATAACATATTAATCTAGCTTCTTTCAGTTTAGTGCGGTGTACATGACAATGTGTTCTTAGTTTAGTATTTACTATTGTATAATAAATTTCTCCTTTAGGAGTATAACTAGGAACTACCTTAAACTTTCCTTTTCGGTATACATGTCCAACCTTATCAGTCCTTTTTTTACGAACTGAATGCCTTCCCATAAAATCATCTACTTTCTTTTAGTTTTCTTTTCATGACAAGACCAACATAACGTTTCTAGATTGCTAGGATTATTATTCTTTCTGTTCCCGTCTTTATGATGTACCATCAAATTCTTAGTACTTCCACATTGTTGACATTTACTCTTTTTATGCTGAGTGTAAGTACTAATTCCATTCTTATAATTATTATTCTTTTTACCTGCTTGATCATAGTTGCCTTTTTTCTTTTCAACTAAAACAGACTGATATGCTTTCTCAACTAATACATCGACAAATGCTGGATCTATCATTTCGCAATTTAAATCTGTAAAGTTACTCATCTTTTATCACCTCTATCGGTTTCTCATTTTCTAAACGAATGGATGTTGCAAGCTCATTATCTAGCATTTTTAAAACCTCCATCGCGGCTTGCCTTTTCATCATTAATTCATTCATTTGTTTATCAGAGAATTGAGTATTTCCTTGTGTTTGCTCCTTACTCTTATCGTTAAAAGCATTACTAGTTTCATTTACATTTCCACTAGTAGGATTCATATCTAATCCTTGTTGACCCATTTGCATAGCCTGTTGTTGTGCCTGTCTTAATAAATATACTGGTCTAGGAGTAGTTGCCCACTCATATATATCGTCGTCCGTATTGTCCTTAGCGTACTGTGGAAGCTTTAGATCCTCTTTGATTTGATTTATATCCATTGCTCCAATAGAATAATATTTTTCATGTGCGGCGGCGATAGTTTTCATTGTGTTAGCTTTCTGCTCAGATTCACCTATATCTAAGTCAGCAAATTTTATCTGCTTATTAGTGATTCCAAATCCATATTTAATGATATTATTAAATAGACTTTGAAGTCTTTGTTGTAGTGGAACTACCACGGAATATTTGTAGTTCTTGTCTAATTGAAACATAGTTGCTGGAGATATTGTACCACTGTTACCTGCGTCCATAATTTGAACCCTATGATGTGGAACACCGTGTGCAGTAATTATTTCGTCCCTATTATCCTTTTTATAAAATCTAAAACTTGCATCCTTATTATCGTTTGCAAGAGGAACTAATTTTATTTCAGCACCTTTTGGTGAGGATAATACTAAAGTCTTGTTAGCGTTTTTGACACCCTTCAAGTCCTTTTTAAAATAATTACTAATCTTAGTCTTAGTTGGATCATCTAATTTTCCACCTTGTATAATTACTGCAAAACGTGGAACTGCTTCATTATTAAAGAAAGTAATATTATACTCTGCAACCTTCTCGTTACCAACCATAGCTTTTAACGATGGAAGCCAT